TTGATCAGGAACAATAGGAATACTGTTCATGTATTTGGCGATGATAAGAACTGCTTCAGGAATAGAAGCAGGTTTCAATACAACATACAAGCTATCGTAAACTTTACGCATCACCATTGTAGGATCGTTGTCCATATTCTGAACAACCCAATTCTTAACATCAGTAAACTTTTTCTTCTTCAAGGACGAAAGTAAAGTGTCAAGATTGACATCAGCAACATCCACAAGAATAGCAGACGTAATAGCACCAGTAGCGGCATAGCGTTGGCACTCATTAATAAGACGCCTCCAGTCAGGATAATAACGCTTAGTAATTTTAGCGAGAACTTTGTCTTCATACTCTACATTCTCGTTAGTAAGAATAGTTTTCAAACGGGTAAAGAACTGACCCTGCAAAGCTACTGCTTGTTCAGGTTTGATTCTAAAATCAACAACAGTGCATCGAGAATGCAACGGTTCAATAATCTTGTTAATGAAGTTGCATGTGAAGATGAAACGACAGTTTCCATGAAACTCCTCTACAGCGGTCCTCAAGGACAACTGAACATCGTTAGTTGTGTTGTCTGCCTCATCGATGATAACGACCTTATGAGACGCTCCAGAGGTCAGAGAGACAGTAGTAGCAAACTGACGGACTCTGTTCCTCACAGTGTCTAGGAAGCGTCCCTCATCAGATCCATTGATCACGATGTAAGAAGCACCAATCTCTTCACACAGCGCCTTAGCAATGGTTGTCTTGCCGACGCCAGCAGTGCCATTCAACAGCAGGTTAGGAAGCTCTCCTTGATTGACGAAACCCTGAAACACTTCTTTGGTGTTAGCAGGAAGGATACAATCTTCAACAATGTTTGGGCGGTATTTCTCCACCCACAAAAACTCTTTGCTCATAATAAATTATTCAAAAATAGGAAGGATGCGTTGTCTCATTTCTTTGAGTTGTTCTAAGTCATTCCCATACTCACCCATGTTCATGTAAACACAATCAATATAGCGTAAATCGTTACGCTGTGCATCTAGAGTAAAGGAATCGCAATACTCAAGAATCTCATATGGTACATCAACTTGCCTGTCATAATCAATAGTCACAATCAAATCCAATCAGGTTTACGTTCTGGAGCACGAAGATAGTTGGTAGCTACCCAAGGTTTAGATGCAATATACATTTTGTACTTGCTGTAGATGTCAACAGTATCATACTTGAATTCATCAGGACCTGCAAAGACAAAAGGTGTATGCATAGTATTGTCTGCTGATGGTAAGAGATGTGTTATCTCTAGTAGTGGTTTAGAACAAGAATGAACTTTACCGTATCTGTGTGTGTACTCAGCACATAGAGAAAGACCATGTGTAAGTAACCACCATGCATTTGCTAGAGAATCATTTGCCCAGATAGTGCAAGGATGATTACGGAATGCACCTTTCTCTGTCTTGTATGGTTGACCATCGTTACGATGTATTTTACCGTAGCTATGACCCCACTCTTCAGAGCAAACAATAGAAAGCATTTGACATGTTTCTAATGGCATCTTGACAACGTGTTTGTCAGGCAAGCACTGTGCTGAGATAGTGGGATCAGGGTCTGTTACAAATATGTTCATAGCAAATGTGATATAGAAATCACTAGGAGGAATGTAATCATAATAACTACATCCCAAGATTTTGTCCTTACGAAGTAAGGAATTGAAATACTATCACCCACTAGTTGTAATGCAACACCAAATGTTGTATTGATATGAAGGATAGTAAAGTAAGCAATAATCACAAGACCACTGCCCAACACTCTCATTGGAACAGTAACGTTCAATTGGGTTCAAGAGCAATGTAGTATGTAAGGTCAACATCATTATTAATCCACTCGGAAATTAGATGCTGAGATACCTTAACAGTATAGTCACCTGGTAGAACACGAATGTTTTCAATCTTGAGATCAAGACTAAAGGTGCCAGTAGCACAACCTGCCACAGTGATATCGTAAGTATTACTGGTATCATTTTCTTTGTCCCTGAGGATAAGTTTGATTTCTTCAGACTCCTTCTCAGAATAGAAAGTAAGATCTGGCAAACTGTAAACAGCAGATGCTTTTTGCAAAGCTACAAGATCATCAGAAGAAAGATTAAACTCTACATCAGAACCAGGAAACTTTACATTTTTTTCTGGAGCAGACTTGAGCGTAATTTCAGGATCCGAAAAATAATACTTAGCAGACTGACGACCGCCACGGATAGAAACAAAATCGCTAGATGTGAATTCCAGTTGAGGATCGTTAAACAGAGAAATACCGCTAAGGAACTGACTGAGATCATAAATTGCGAAGTCACTAGGAAATACTTCTTCGCCAGTGAATTTTGCCAGAATGTTTTCTGCATTGCTAATGGTTCGTACTGTGCTCCCTTGACGAAATACGATTGACGAATTGATCGTAGAAAAATTCTTAAGGACATCTAGAGTTTTTCTGGAAAGGATAACTTTGCTCATTGAGGATAGGATTCAGTAATGTTTGATTTGTCAGAGAAGTGAAGAAGGAGTAGACCGTAGTGTAAGATCTTAATGATATCACGACGGGCAGTGCCTTTCTTGTCATAGCGTGAAGCGTACTTGAGGATGTTGCAACGGCAGAATGCCTCAGCGTCTCCACATGCTTCAATCAAGTCTAACGTTTGAATGGCATCGTTGCCAGCAGAATAGTGTTGTCCATAGGTTCCTGTAATGTAATCACGTAGCTCTGCTAACAGAGCTTCTTCATTATATTTTAAACTCATCGTTCCCAAATATATTCAATATTATCATGGTAGCATTTAAATACGCTGCCGTCAATCCCCTGCATATAGAGTTCTATACCTTTGCCACCTACAATTTTAGCGGTACGGCACTGGGTGCCTCGCAAAATTACGAGACGACCCATGTAACCATGGAATTTATCAGAAAGAGACATCGCCATCTTGTTCCTCCTCTTCAGTTTGAATGTCAGCATCAATCTTATCATACAATTCGATGAATGACTGTTTAGTCTCATCATCAAAACGGTTCACGCAAACTTTGATAGCTTTCATACGGTTCTGCCAGATAGCAAATGCACGAATGATGTGAACGAGTCTACGAGTAGAGATTACCTCATCAATACCACCGTCTTTGAAAGTCTTACGGATAATGTCTGCCCAGTTGGCAAGGTTAGTACAGAACTCTTCATCAAGAACACCTAGGTTACCTGCTGCTTTCTGAAGAATTTTAGTTTCAGTAACAGGAGAAGGATACTCTTGCTCAAAAGTCAAAGCAAATCTCTCAAGGAATGCTTCATTCAATACGTTAGTACCGATAAACCTACCGTCTTCAGATCCCTTACCCTTAGTATTAGCAGTAGCAATGATGTTAAATCCTGATGTTGGTTTTACATAACGACCAGTCTTCTTAAGGAATACACCTTTGCCTTCTAGAACAGATTGCAAGCAGAGGATTTTGTTAGACGCAAGGTCAACTTCATCTAGAAGCAACACAGCTCCACGTTCCAAAGCTTCGATGACAGGACCATTATGCCAAGCAGTTTCGCCGTTAACAAGACGGAACCCACCAATAAGATCGTCCTCGTCAGTTTCAATGGTAATGTTTACCCGAATCAGTTCCCTATTTAGAGCAGCACATGCTTGCTCAACAGAGAAAGTCTTACCGTTTCCTGACAATCCAGTAATGAATGTAGGGTAGAACAATTTAGATTGGATAATTTTCTTTACATCAGTAAAGTTACCAAAAGGAATAAAATTAGGATCCTTATCAGGAATAAGGTTTTGCTCTAGAGCAGGAATAGCTGCAGGTGCTTGATAAGTTTGCTCAAGTTTTTCTTGAACCGTCAGGTTCCACTTACCAATACCTTGCTTATAAGTTTTGAGTCTCTTTTTAACAGTAGCGAGAGAGCAGTTGAAATGCTCAGATGCTTCAAACAATTGCTTGGTGTTTACCTCAGTACCAACTTTATCAGAAAGGTAAGTAACGAGGTCTTCAGTTGAAACTGGAACAGGAGCGAAAGGCATGATGTGTTTTGTTGTCTATGAATATAGTATAGGGTATGGAGGGGTCACTGACGACCCCATGTGTACCAGTTTGTCAACTGACATACTCTACGAAAGAATTGAGTAGTTTTTTGTTGGTGGACTTACTAGCAAGCATCTTTTTAAATGCACGAGAGATCTCATTTTTCTTAGCACCAGACTCAACGTTCAACTCTGTATTTTGATTTAGAGAATTACTACTAATAGCATACAGAGCAGAGAATGCTGCAGGATTAGGAATGATTGCCGATTTTTCTTTCTTCCACTGCTTTTGGATTTCAGTGTATTTTGCAAAATCAGCATAGCGTCCAACGAAACTAGACAACTGACTGCCCTGTAGAATACGGAAACCAATTACATTTACATCAGGGTTACGATCACGAACCTGCTGGATGAAGATGTTAGTGATAGTGTCATATTCAAACTCAGGATAGACACGACCAGTCTGACGATCACGAAGGCAATTGCCCCAGTCAATACGAGAAGGACGGATGATGTTCTCATCTTTATGTTCAAGATACTGCTCTCTACCATAAGCAGATTGACATCCTTCACCGTCAGTCAAGATACAAACATTAACTTTCTGAAGATCATTTTGTTTTTTGAATTCAGGAATAATGTAGTTAAGCAAAACAATAGCTTCGTTCAAAGGAGTTCCTGAAAGAGTAACACCAATTGTATTTTGGTAACCATTATAATTTGCATAATAGTTTGCTTCTCTATACAAGTTCTTACACATACGCTCATAGTTGCGAGAGTTAGAACGAGAAGAAATAAAGTTCATCAAATGAAAACATTGAGGATCAATAAAAAACTCATTCTTTTTTAATCCTTCCCAACTACGATAGTAAGAATCATAACTAACATGCTCTGGAGTTTCGCCTGCTATATTTGCTATGGCACGTTTTGCTGCAATCCACTCATTAGTAAATGCATAGACTTCAAATGGAATCTGTACTTTCTTACAGAATGCAGTGAGGTTAAGAAGTTGTTTGACAGTTGGCAATAGCTCATGCTGCATAGAACCAGACCAGTCAAGAATGAAGATCAGTCCATGGTTCTTACCATCAGGAACAACAGTTACTTTTTTGAAAATGTCTTCGTTATAAAGATAAGTATGTAACTTTGAAGTATCAAGCACACCAGTCTTAGAT